GGCTGTCCTTTCTTCATGGTCTTGCCCCTCCGCCTCGTGTGCGTGAGGACTTGTTCGCTTATGCCTGCGAACTGTTCCGCTTTTCCCTTTCTGACCTTCTCCAGATATTCAAGTCTTGCCTTGCGCTCCTCGATATACCTCTCACAAGTGGAGTGGCATCCCACCTTTCTCTCCTCACATCCCTTGCAGCACTTAATCGCCCCCAGCTGTGTCATCCGAGATCCTCCCCCTTGTATAGCTTCATCCAATCCTCAAGTCGCATAGTGACCAGCCAGTCGCAGTTGTTCTTTCTGTGGAATACTGCCGGAAGATCCCCGGAGCCCTGGGCGTCCCTTCTGCTCTGGTCGATAGCTGCGTAAATGTCCAGGCGCTCGACCCTTTTGCACTCGATATGTATGTGCGGGAGACCCTCGACATCCGGAGAGTCCGGGCCTCCCTTAAACTGCATCCCCCGATGACAGTTGTATCCGTGTTTCCTTAGTTCCGAGGCAAGTTCCCTCTCGCCTCTTGCTCCTTTATCCCTTGAGTTCGTCATCGGCTTTCCTCCTTTGACCAATGTCTGCACCAATTATCAAAGCCTTGAACATATCCAATATAATGACCGTCTATGTCGCAGTTGCAATCTATATATGTTTTCTTCGGTGTCCTTTTATTGTGCCGACAATTACAACAAACTCTGTCCTTCCCTTCGTGTCCGCTATATATCTCCATCAGCTCTCCTCTTTGCAATACTTCTTTATTTCTTCAAGTCCTTCGAACAAATATCCCATATCAGTTGTAAAGCCTTTACCGTTCTCGTCTTTCCAATATGTTTCGCCATAATGTCCGGATTCAAGAAAAGATATCACAAGGTTGACCGCATATAGTGTCGCCTCATTTGTCGGCTTTAATTGGATTATCATTGTTTTTCCTTTCTGCTATCCAATGCTCATAATCGTTCGGGCAATCCCAAAAGCAATCTATCCAACTCACATGAAAGTCGACCATCCGTTTGACCAGTTCTCGTTCTTTGCAGTTTTTGCAGATCGCCATATGTTCTCTACTCACTTCTTCGGGAATCATTCGGTTCTCCTTTCTCCAAAGCCACAATAATGTGTTGGATTTAAAAAGTCAGTTTGTTGATTTGGCGCTTGGCAATGATAGCCTAATATTCTGCCATCGTAATGCTTGTATGGATAGTAATATTTACACTCCCCACAAGTTACGATGTCGATTAGTGGGCAGTCGTCCCTCAAGTCGTGTTCGATATCTTCATTATCAATTCGACAAAATAAGATGCTTTGCCTCTCATCGTATCCGCTGAACGGACAGTAATCGCACTCTATCGGCATCTTTATATTCTTGATATATACTCCCATATCATTCTTTCCTTTCTCCGTATGAGCAGAAGTCTTCGTCTCTAAATGGTGCTAATGGGTGAATACATTCGCATCCACTTGTACTATAATCCCACCACTTACACTCTCCACACTTTACAAGGTCTATGTCTCTCCTTGCCTTATATGCCTCGATGGCCTCTTTGCGGTTGATATATTCGCATTCCCAGACGTCGCAGTTGTTGTCATACCACCCGCCGAATGGATGGGCGTGAACGCAGGTTTTGCAATCTCTATCTTTCATTTTTCCCTCCTCTTCAGGCTTTTTACATTCGCAGGCTTATTGCAAACAAAAGTCCGGCAATAAGTCCAAGCAAGGCAATAATAACGGTGTTGTTGTTCTTCATTTACTCCTCCATCCTTGCCCCGCAATTCGGGCAATATCTGTGCGGGTTCTTTTTTGCATAATATTGATATCCGCAGACAGAGCACTCCCTCGCGCCTATGTCCATATCCCTAAAAAGCCACTTCCCTCTTACTTGATCGGGTGATTCTACTCGAATGGTATTCGGGAGGAGTATGACGCCCGGGTAGCGGTGTTCCCATTCGTCCCGCAGCTTTTCGTATTCTTCGGGGCGGGTAAAATAATTCAATCGCAATATGATCCTATCATCCATGGTTTTCCTCCTCTAATCTGCATCTATTTCCTCTAAATATCACACCCTCAAAGTCCCACTCGTGATAAATACAATCGGGGCAATAATATCCGTTCAGCTTGCATATCCGTCTTGTTTTGATTCTGCGGATAATCCTCTTTAGTACTCCCATATCATTCCTCCTAAATAAAGCCGGCGGCGGAGGCCGTAAATTTTTGAAATTATATAAATAGGATTTTCCTTTCTTGATTTAATCTTTGAGACTAGGGTATTTTATCTTGCCGCCGGCTCTATAAACCGTTTAATGTCTGCCTTTAAAAACCGACGGAGATCTATATCTCTTAAAGAGGCAGTTTTTGTGAAAAGTAGGTTTAGTAGACATTTTAATGTGATCCCCGTCGGTCTTTTAACTTGGTTAGTATTTCCCTTCTGCGATCAGCTCAGCTATCGCTCTGGCGAAGTCCCGCCATTTGCATTTTGTGACTTGCCGATACCCTTCAGCATCCAGGTATGTGATATCTATTCCCGCCGTCTTCATTTCGTACGCCTCAACAGCTGGGCACTCGTCGGGTATGGCGGAATGCCCGGCAAATCCATAGGGGCTATATTCTTCTTTGACTATCTTCGTGAACTCGCTGATGTTTTCACCGATGGCCTTGATGATAGTCTCCCTGGATGTCGTCCAGTACGGGTGGCTCATGATCGCCACGCCTCTCACGGGGTCAAAATCCGTTATCTCGAAAAAGCTCATTTGTTGCTCCATATCTTGACCTCCTTCTCCTCTGCTGCCGGGTCGGTGGTGTAGTCCAGGCAGTCGATGAAGTCCTCTGTGACCCACTCACGTTGGGCTCTTCCTTCCAGCATCGGCTTGCAATAGGTTGCAGTCTCTCCGTTGATCAGCCGATAGCATAGGTTTGTGCAGCCTTTACAACTCCAGCTCCTCGACTTCATCTCATCCTCCTAGAACGGAATATCGTCCTCGATTTTGGCGAAGCCTTCAGGGACATATTCCTCAGTCTTTTCTGTCTTCGGCTTTTCTTCTTTCCAGTCGATGATGTCGACCTTGGTCACTGAGATCTCCGGGCGCATTCTTTCAACGCCGTTCTTGTCCTGATAGGTGACGATCTTCTCCGTTCCCGTGACGGCGAGACGGCCTCGCTTGAATCCGTTCCTCGCGATCGCTTCGGCGGTCGAGCCATATGCTACGATGTCGCGCCAGGTGTAGACGGGATCGCCGTTCTCTGCCTTCCCGCTATACTCATATATGGAGTTCTGCAAGTATGTGCGTCCGTTCTTTGATGTCTTCAGCTCGGGATCTCTGCCCAGCTGACCTATAAGGGTTATTGAGTTCATGGTCTCCTCCTAAAAGTTATCCACAGCTTTGCTGTCCGAAATTCGTTCGATGATTCCGGCTTAACATTCTGTATATCTCTAATCTATTCTTAACTAATCTAATCTAATCTAATCTAATCTAATCTAATCTATACTAATCTTATCTGCGTCCCCCATATAGGGGACAGAATGGTTGCGGTTTGGTTGCGGTTTGGTTGCCAACTGGTTGCCATTTGGTTGTCATTTGGTTGCCAACTGGTTGCCAAAATAGTCCTCCAGGGGCGTTCCCTCCTTCAGGGAATATCCACGATTAGCCTTGACTTTCAAGGCTTTCCGTTCTTCCGTGTATGTACTCGGCGTGTAGCGATCCCGTCTGATCGTGTTGTTCACCAGCCAGTGTTTGATGGCTACCACCCCCGACGGGAAGCGGAGGAGGAAGTGGGCCTTGATGAGGGCCTCGAGATCCTCCTTGTCAGCTCCTATCGCACGGGTGATCCGAAGGGGAGCTCCCACGATGCCATCATCGTCAGCTCCCCACATGTTCAGATGTAGATATAAGGCTTGAGCTCCGAACGGGAGCTCCGTGAAGGGGTCGCTTTCGGTTATGGCCGAGTTGAACATCCTTCTCTTATTTGCCATCCCTCTGTCTCTCCTTCTTCATCAGAGCATCCATCGCCTGGCTGAATGTCAGGTCTTCGATGCGGTCTACCTTGTAATACGAAAGCAGTGCAGCGATGTTCTCAATGCTTTCTTTTATCTTCTTGATCTGTGAGGCTGATGCCGGCATTGATTTGGGGTCTTGAGCCTCTGTTTTCGTTTTTCCGTGGGTGTTGGTGGCATCTGCATCCTTCGTGTCATCGATGGCAAAAAGTCCGTTTAAGGCGTATTTACGGGCGTATGAAGAGGCCGCTCCCGTTATCTGTGAATCGTCCATTCCCTTCTTAGTTTCAGCCTCCCGGGCATAGGCGGTAGTGGTCACGCTCGTCTCGCCATCCGTTAAGGCTGCAGTGGCTTTGACATACACCCTGCCACCCACTTCCACGATATCGTCTGATAGGGTGAGTATCAGGTTTTGGTCTTTCAGAAGGGGCTTCACCGCTTCCAGAATGTCCTCGCATGAGCGGTATTTGTATCCCCCGAATTTGTTCTCTTGCCCTTTCGGAGCTTTGAGTGTGGACTGAATCACCCTCAGCTTCTCTGCTATATTTCCCATTCCTCGATTCTCCTTTTATTTGATGATGATGTTGTTGTTTGTCACGATCCTGATCCCGTCGAAGGTCTCTCCGGCTTTCAGGGCCTTCTTCAGCTTGGCCTTATCGGGTTTCAGCTCTACCTTCTCTACCAGGTAGTCTTTGGGGATGTTGGCCAACGGGTCAATGCTGACCGCCTCGCTCTTCCTGATGTTCATGGCCACTCTTGAGGTCTCGAATCTCGGGCGGTCATTCGAGATCAGGTATTCCTTCAGATATTCTGAATAGTGTTCCAGGGAGCGTTCCTTGCGTTCTCTCCGCTTCTTAAGGGAGACCTCCTCAGCCTTCAGGGCCTCAGCTTCTGACCTCAAGTTCTTGATGAAGAGGCCGATGTTCTCTATCTTCCTCTCAAGGTCTACCTGGAGCTGTTCCAGATCTGAATCGTCGAACAGTATTTCCCCGGTCTCCTCGTCAAATTTGATGCCGTTCTCAAGCACTTCACGGATCGCACCGTCTATCTCATATAGTGTCATATCTTCTCTTCTTCCTTCCTCTTCTGATACTTCTTGTATCGCTCAGATTCAACATAGTACGAGCGGATGGTCTCTTCCCATGTCTTGTAGTCCAGATTAAGAGCTCTTAATCGTTTCTTGCACTTCCGCTCGATCTCCTTCTGCTCGTCTTCTCTCTTGAAGAATGGGCAGAGCCCGAAACCGCATCTTGGATCTACTTGCTCCAGTGCGATGCACCCAAGGCCCAAGGGCCCTGAGTGAATGCACTGCGGATTAGTCGGGAGGAGGCTGTCCTTCCTTGTCGGTCTTGCCATATTCAGCCCTCCTTGCAGTAGAAGGCCTGAACAAGGGTCATCTCTCCGGGGTTGTCCCCGTCGTCATTATCGAGAACGTAGCCCAGCCAGTTCAGAGTGTGGAGTGCTGCCTTGATCTTCGTCCTCATCAGCTCGTTCTTTCTCTCCCTCTCGTCCCACAGCTTGGCCATGGAGTCCTGCAGGGGTCTCTCGCCCTGCTCTATTATTTCGTTTGACCAGCTCTCGAGGAACGGGAACTGGGCCAGTCTATCGTGTAGATCTTTACTTAAACGAGTCATTCGTGATACCTCCCTCTTCATCAATTCTTCCAAGGAGGCGGTACACCGCATAGTGTGCCCCTTTGATCCTTGGCTGTTCCGTTACTATCAGCCACCCTTCGGAGCGAAGGTCTGCTATCCTGGCGGACAGTCTGAAGCATCCACACAGTTCAAGGGCATCCTTCGGGGTTATAGTTCCAAGATGCTGAAGCCAGTTGAGGATCTCCGCTTTCTGTGATCTCTTTTCTCTCATGTTGCACCTCCTTAAATAGCCAGGGCGAACATTACGCCCAGGGCGATGCCTTCAAGGCCGAGGAGGATATTCCCAAGCCAGGCATGGTTGTTGATGTAGTTCTCCGCTTTCTTTAGTCTGCTAAGCATATCCTTACCTCCTTATTGTTCAACATCTCGAATATTACCTCACACATCGGGGAAGTCGCTGATGTTCTCCCGAGGTGTGCGTGTGGGCACTCGCCCCACTTTGCTCTTGCGTCGATCGTGCCGTCTGCCTTCCTCGCAGGCTCGAAGAATGGGCAGTCCCCGCAGGTCAGCCTTATGCCCTTCGCACGGTACTCGTCCTCAAGGCATTCGGGCTCGGCGATCTCTTCGGTATATCGGATGAGTGCCTGGTCGCCGTTGATCTCGACGGACGGGCTCTTATGCCTGAGCTCGTACATCTTGAGGTTAAGTTTGTCCGTTAAGATCTCGGGAGACGAATCCCGGATGATCGCGAACTGTGTGAATCTCTCGTTTCTCATAAAAAAATCACCTCCAAAACTAAATGATATAGCTTCTTTGGTGATATCCAAGTTGACCAGTTATAGAATCGGTCAATATTCGCTTTGTGTATCTTAATCTTTTGAATCCGTAGGTCTCAAAAAATTATGATTTTAGGAATAGTTGCATATCACCAATATCATTTTTACCACAGAGCCCCTCGCCTTGTCAATGGGCTCGTGGAAATTATTTTCCCGCTGCGATCTCATGAAGATCCTTCAGGATAAATTCCAGAAGCCAGTCGGGCATGATCGTGTCCTCGTGTATCCAGTGCTGCATGGTCCTGAGAGGAATGCCCTTCAGCCTGCAGTATGATGTCTGCGTGAGCCCTGCGTTCTTGAGGGCTGTGCGGATTAGTTCGCCTTGGTTGCTTGCCATCTTCTTCCCCCCTTTATGATTTTGCCTCATAATTCTCGATATAGGTGTCAAGGTTGCCTTCGATCAGTTCCAGGTACTCGTCGAGGGTCTGTCGATCCATCGAGGCCTCGAACATCAGCTCGAGGTCGCCGCAGTCTTTCCCGGTGAGATATGCCTCGACGTTCTTCTCGTCGTGCCATACGGCGACGATATAATCGCCGTGCTCGTAAACGTCCACCTTTTCCGTGGCGCTAAATGATGCGCCTTTTGTCCATTCCATCGTGTGCCCTCCTCTTTATCTTTGTTTAATTATACGCCAATTTGACGCAATAATCAAGCACTATTTAGCCATTTTGGCGATTTTTTCAAAAATTTGCAAGTAGGCCGCGTTTCTGCTATGATGCTAAAAGGAGGTAGAGAGAGATATGAACGCAGAGATTAAATTTGCCAATTACGGCCAGGAACGTGAACGTATCGCTACGGAGTCAGAGGCTCAGATCTTCGAGCTCCTGAAGCAGATGTCAGGCATTGACGAGCTGAGGCTTGTCAGAAAATGTGACGATTACGTCACCGCCATGTTCGGCGAGTGGGACGTCGCCAGGATCAAGTACACGCCTCGTGCGAAGTGGGTCGTATTCCCCACTGTGGAGAAAGGCTCTACCAAGCACCGCATCGAGTCCCCGGAGGAAGTCCTCCAGCTGGGCGATCTCCTTCAGAAGTCCATTGAACACATCAGAAAGTATTCCTAACAGATGCCCGGGGTTTTCGCCCCGGGTTTTTCTTTGCAATTAAAAAAGCGGGCCCGGAGCTTCTGCCCCTGGGCCCATATAGAGAAAGGAGAAATATGAAAGGGTCTATTTTTCGAGAACCTTGATTCTCGCTTCGTGGTCGACGAGCTGTTCCTTCATACCGTCGATCTCCTTGCCGTGGTCTGTCACCCTCCCCTTCAGCTCGTTAAGGATCTCCTTGAGCTGATTGACGGAGAGCGTCAGGGCGGTGATATTGCTATTTAGATTTATGAGGGGCTTGATGACCACGGCGATGGCGGCAATAAAGCCAAGTGCCCCGATTAGGATCTCATATGTCATTTAAAGCCCCCTTAACTCTTTAAAGGGATTATTGACTTGTCTGCCGGAGCGCGAGTCCCAATGGACGAACTTGTGGCCGTTTGCCTTCGCCTGGTTGCCGTTCTGCATCCCGAAATGGACGCCCCAATTGTAGAGTCCCGCTTCGCCGACACACCCGTTTGTCTTGCATATCTCGGCCCACTTTTTTGCGTACTTGATGAAAAGGGATTGTGTGATCGGGAAGGACAGTCTGAAGTCACACGCGCAGCCGTTGAGGTGATTGCTTGAGCTGATCCCGCCTATCGCCTTGTTCTCGGCGGGCGTCCTATACCACGAGAGCACATACATCGGCGTCTTTATCCAATTTCTGAATGCCTGGAGGCAGCGGACGAAGGTCATCGTCCCCGCCTTGAAGTACACGGTGGCGTTCCCCTTGTGATATTCCGCTTGGGTGAAGTTCTTTGAGAGGTTACCCGATAATACTATCATCGCTTTCCCCTCCTTCCTCTTCATCTTCATATTCATTCATTAAGTCTTCATCTGTGGGCTGTGCGAGATCCTCGTAGTAGTTTCTACTGGATACGCCGATGACTGCGGCGAGGAATACGCCGAAGGCAGCCACCGTCGCCCCGATCTCTGCGTAGTATGGAAGCCCCCATATCTTCCCCACCGTGAGGATGAGTACCTCAAGTGCGGGAATAAATGCAAGAGCTATCCACTTGATTCTGTCATATGCTTCGTTTGATATTCTCATAGTTAAGACCTCCCGATCATGATATACATTGCGTTCTTTCCTTTACTTCCATAGGGTTGTCCTCGTGGAGATTGGCCCACGGCCAAGATGGAAATACCATATGATCACCTCCCTAACTTAATGTTAATGTTCCGTCGCCTGTGATATATATATCACCATTATCATATCTGACACCACCGGTTGCAGTGCCGCTTTCCGGCCAATCTGACTTAGCACCCATATGTGCAAAGCATCCTGAAGGTCCCATTGGTACGGTAACGGTTTGTGTCTCACCAGCGGGTAACAGGATTCCGTCTGCGCGTGCAATTCCCGTTGTTGGGTCAATAAGTGGCATGTCAATATCAAATTCTGCACTGTTGGACGAGTTAGTGAATGCTACAGTAGCAGTTCCACCGCCACCGCCTGCATCATCCTCATCAATGAATCTTGCAGTTCCACCGCCCTGCAGGGGAACATTGATTGCAGGAACACTTGAATAATCCTGTCCGAATAAAGTTATATTCTTGCTCATATTGTTACCTCTCCATTTTGATTTTGGGTTGCTCCTGTGCCAATTGTTACCTCGCCTGTCTGTGCGTCCTGGGTAACGACCAATAGTGCATCCAGCTTCTGCTTGTCTGATGCCGACATCAATCCTGCTTGGCTCTGTGTAGCATTGGAATAGGATGGTATTGTCGGCTTATCACTTAAATCATTATACGACCCACTGGTCGCTACCGTTGCAAAGGTCGGCTTTCCTGATACGCTCCCCCACGGGATCGTGAAAGCACGAAGGACGCCACCCGTATCGATATAGCCTACATCGCCGAAAGCTGCAGAGCCACTCCCTCGCTGGGCGAAGTACAGATAACCGCCCTTGTCATAAATCTTCCAGTCGTTGTAGTTATCCGAAAGAGATCCTCTTTGGAAGATAAGACCGGGTGAGTTCCCGCTCGGGACATACAGCGTCAGGTCGCCAGTCATCGTGTCACCCGACTTGTTCACCTTGCCCGATATGTCTTGGTGTTGTGTTAAGAAGCCACTATCGTTTGTGAGGTCGCTCGTTTTGGTTGGTATCGTCGGCTTGTTCAATATCTGGGCATCACCAGATGAAGCATTCCAATCGGCATTTACATTGGCTTCTGCCCCTGCTTCAATGCCTGCCAATTTATCCTTTTCTGCCGTGGTGTAGTCGTTCGTTGAAAGACCCTTACCACTTACCTTGTCCACTTTGTTGCCGAGTGCGGTGGTGTTCGCACTAATAGCCGTGGCTACACTGGTATTGCTGTCATAGGCAATTTCTGATGCATCTGTCGGTATTGTCGGCTTGTTTTTGATGTAGTCATCAGCAGAGGAATCCGTTTGAGCCCAGTCGCTCTGAACATTGGCCTCACCAGTAGCCCAATGCTGGATTGCATCTTTCAGCCTTGCCGGGGTGATGAGTCTTGCCGTTCCGCTCGTCCCCGCCTCGTATTCCGCCACAGACATACTTGAGTATGTGCTGTTGTTCCAGTCAGAAAGCATCCAGTATGACCCATCGTAGACGAGGCGGACTACCTCGTTGGCATTCCAGGACGATGCCGCACTTGTTGACGGTGCGGTCGTGCCGTACCTCTTTATGGCATGAGCACCCAGCCCGTTAACATTCAGGGTGGGGTTGGCTACGGTATTCGCATACTTGAACTTGACCGATATGGTAGTCCCCTCATCGATCGAGGTGATCGCCGGCTCTACAGTCACGGTCTTGGCCGCAGTTCCCGCTGCGGTCTCGCAGTAGCCATAGGGGGTCAGCTTACCAGCCTCAGCCGATATCATCGAGGATATCTTCGCTTGAATTTTTTCCCATAGGGTGGCAAGGCCCATGTTGTTTAAATAGCCCATATTTCACTCCTACGCACAGATGGCGTTGATCTCGGCGGTGGTCATGGCTGTGATGTTTGACTGGACGATGTCCCAATCGTCTGCGGCGACAGCTCCTGAAGCATAGTCTTTGTTGGCGAATATCATGTCGCCCACCTCGCAAGTCTCCCCTGCGTATGTGCCTTCGGCACAGACTACATAGTAGTCGCCCTGCTTATAGCCAGTAGTCGGCAGAGTGGTGACTGTTCCGCCCGTACCAACTGTGCCCTTGTACTTTGCAGAGCCCGTCATGGCTGTGGAGATCTGTTCTGACACATATGTGGTCACGTTCTTTCCAGTGTCCACATAGCCCACCTTGGTCTGATCAGCATTCGTGTAGTCGTTTGTAGACAGCCCCTTGCCTGTGACCTTGTCAACCTTGTTGCCAATTGCTGACGCCAATGTGGTGTTGTCCGATGCCGATGTTTTAACATCTGCAAAATACAGATTGACATCTGCACTTAATGCCTTACCGTTGACCGTCCTTGTGGTCGGTACTCTGGAAGTGTCTGACGGGTGGACGTGGTCGCCCTTGGCGTACTTGGTTTCTGAACCAACAGACGCTGTGCCGTCCATCTTTGGTGTTGTGGTTGTCGGCTGAACGGCTGCAGGTATGGTGGGTTTGTTCTTAATGAACGCATCGCCCGATGTGGCGTTCCAGTCTGACTGAACGTTCACTTCAGCTCCTGCGGCGATCCCTGCCAGCTTTGACTTCTCGCCCGGTGCCATGAGTCCCGCTTTGCTGTTTGTTGAATCGGCAAGTGGGATGGCCACTGTGTCCAGGTCGTTCCCGTATCCGTTCTGCAGTTTGATCGTGACGCTCGTGCTGTCATTTACAAGGTCAGCGAAGCCAGCTCCGAAGAGTGTCTTGATCCTTCCCCATACTGTTCCTAATCCGGTGTTATCCAAAAAAGCCATGTTCGTCCTCCTCCTATTGGCAAATATTGGTTATTTCCTCACCCGTCATGGCTACGATCTCGTCTGCGGTACAATTTGACCAAAGCCTTATTGATCCGTTCTTGAAGTAGTAGACAGGATGTTCAGCGATAAGTTCTATATTGGTGGCAGAGTATGCCACTCCCAGAAAGATATATATCTTTCCATCTTCTGTGACTGGCAGAGTCTGCACATAAGGCGTGTCTGCATCTATGATTGCCGACCCATCGCTCTGCGGTGTGCACTTCAGGTACACGGGCTTCCACGGTGTCAACGTGAGGGCCTCTCCTGTGCTGTTGAACGAGTAACCAAGCGAAAGGACATTCTGTTGCCACAGATATGCGGTACTTGGGTTTGACCCAGCTGCCACTGATGCGGTAGTGCCATAGTAGACTATCTCCCCAAATGGATCTATCGGTCTTTGGTTCACCGCCCTGACAGCAGTGGCATTGGTGCTTGTAGATGTGTTGGCGGGAACATACTTTGTTCCGTCTGCCGATGTGAACAGAAGTCTGTACCGATACACGATGTCACTCATCGGCAGGGACGCAGAGTTCGTCCTCAGCTGATAGCCGATAGTGTTGGAGTTGGAATCATAGCCTCGGTAACATATCCAGCATCCGCCATCCACCAAGTCCTCGCTATAAACGAATAGGAATGTGTATGCTATGTTGAATATGGTGGTCTCTCTTGTGGGATCAGTTTCGCCATGACCTGTTGCCATGTTGTTATACACAGGCTTCGCACCGAGTCCGTTGATGTTGATGGTGAATCCACTCGCAGAGGTGACTACTCCGTTCTTCAACAGCATCGCAGTTCCGTCTCTCAGTTCCGTAATACCGTCAATTGTCGCAGTATAGGCGGTCCTGGTAGATGTGTTGTCCACCTCTCCGTAGGGTATCGCCTGTGTAAGAGCAGATGTCCCGTGAATAGGCTGAGTAAAGGTCTTCTCCCCGGTTATCGTTTCTGTGCCTGCAAGATGGACTACATCCTCATTGACTGCTGCGTTTGCAAGAACTTGGGCGAACTCCTCTTCAGTTCCCGTGTATCCTGCCTCGACTGCGTACTGGTAGGCACTCTTGCCCCCGGACGCCGCCATGCTCTCAGATGATCCGGGAGTGACGCCAAGTGCTTCGGAGAGGGATGTGGACAGAGCCCCCAGCTCCATCTCCGTGTATCGGCCCTCCAGTACATCGTATTCCGTTCGGACTATCTTGTACGCCCCGCTCATGTTGTATTTGGGGAATACTACTGCGATCGTGTCGCACAGATTGCACTGGAGGAGGTCTTCAAAGTCCTCATAACCTGAGAAGTCCTGAAGCCTTAAGAAGTCCACCTTGATGTTCTGCTGTGGCAGATGGACTTGCAAGCTGATCATGTACGCCAGGGCCATGTCCTCCAGCTGTGCCACTGTCGGGGCTTCCTCGAACTTGTCTGTCAGGTCAAGCGGGACGCACAGATCTCTGCCCGTGTATGAGTCCAGTCCCGAGTTCACTACTCCGCCTATGACCGGACCGTCCTGCCCGTTCCAGAACGGGATACACGAATTGTATGCCCCGAAATAGTCAGAGTCGTCCGTGTAGTCCGTCATGTTGATTCCGTAGCGAATCGTAAAATCGCGGATTTGACCGCGATTAGCCAACAATCTGACCGAGAACTTGTCCCACTCATATTCGCCCCCGTAGGAGTCTAAAATCGACCCCTCAGAGCCTCCCAGAAGCTGTCTTACAGTCTTGGGTGTGCCGTCAGCTCCGGCAAGATATGCCGAGCTGGTCATGTCGGTTGAATAGCTGAATGGGTTCTCAGGCGAGGCGTGTGTGAGTAGATCCAGTGCCCCCGAAAGTGAGCTGATGTTTGACCCCGTGACCGTCAGGAAGCTCTGACGGTATGAGATGTGAACGGCATGGAAAGTCGCCACACCATTGATGGGCTTTGAATAGCCGACGATATCAAAAGGCTGGACATCTCCGCTCTCGTCGTGCGTCACAGCTATGATCCTGCCCGGGATTATCTCATCGAAGTGGACGCCGTCCACAGGATATTCGAAGTCGCATTCAAACACCCCGTTCCGTTCTTCGAGGACATGGCAAGATATCATGTCCCGAAGTCTGGCGAGGCCGTTCGATTCGAATGCGGTCTCGTCTCTCTCGTATAGAATTGG